TATTGTTTCTGCTTCTCTGTCTCGCAATACTCTAATAGTTGCGGGTCTGGAGCAGCTCTAACAGATACATTATCCCATTTATCGCCCATAGTTATTCCTTAACCTGTTTAAGTGTGTCAAAGTAAAGGTCATTCATTAGGCAGTCTCTTGCTTTCAATGACCTCATTCTTAAATCATTTGCGGTATCAACACTTTTTCCTATCAATGTGTCTTCATAAAATGCAAACCTTCTTGATAGAAGCTCAATGCTGAACTCCTTAGACATCAAGGGGAATCCACTATTAGTAATATCCCTTATGTCTTCTTTTTGATTACATGCCAATAAATATGGCTTATTCTTTTCTATGTATGATATTTCTTTATCAGTAAACGCTCTCCTACTCTCGTTAAGAAGTTTCATCTCATTCTGTGTTAGTTCTTCAGCTAACGATTCTTTTACTTTTTCTTTATTAACTATCTTGAGCTTTGGTGTTTTCAAGGTACTCTCCCTTTGCCTCTAGGATTAATCCATCTTTGGCGCAGAAGTTTTGCATCCAGTCCAAAAAGAATGTCATCTCCCCTACTGTCCAGTTAGCAGAACTTGTAACCTCTGCCTTCTCGCCTCCCTCTGGGTTCTTAATAAACCTTAGAAGAAACTTCTCCTTGGTGTCGCTGTAACACTTAGTTTTAAGCCACCGATTCATGCCCTCGTACATGGCCTCATCAACGTCTTCTGTCTTCCAGTTATGCTTTGCAGCCTCTCTTGTCCAAATCGCTTTAAGGGCTTTCTGAGACAGGGAGGAGAGGGTGAAGTCCTCCACCTTCATCCCCCCATCAGAGTAGGCTATGTTAGCAAAACCAGTCTTCTTGATTAGCTTGTCAATGTCCTTAAAGATTTTCTTCAAATCTGAAACATCATTAGCTACCGCAGATACTGGCATACATCCTCCGGTTTAAAGCCCATCGCATCACAAACAGTAAAGAACGTGGAACACTTCATATCTTTCCTATTCAACATAGCATTGTAGTTAGATGAGGCCATCCCAATGTCTTTAGCAATTTTGTATTGTGAGACTCCAGAAGATTCATGGAGCCTCCTTAACACATTCCCAAAATGGTCTACCACGGAACATCCTCAAAGCTTGCAGTGGGTTCAGGGGCTTTAGCCTTAGCCTGCTTCTTCTCAAAAGATAAACTAAGCACTGGCCTTTTAGGATTGCCTGAAGTGTCGTTCTTCCAGGCACTCACTAGATAGTCAGTCCCATCTATGTTGCACTCGCCTTTCAGTGTTGGTGCTTTAGGGTTACCAGTTTCGTTCTTCCAAACCGCACCTCTGTTAGTGTTATCGTATTCCATTATTCCTCCGAATATTTATTAACTAGTCTTTCAATTTCATCCACTACCTTTCTTAGAGTTTCATCAAGACAAGATATAAAGTCCTCATCTCTGTCCACTCTAACTATCAGGGGCTTCATGTCTGGATGGTATGCCATGAAGTCCCACCACTTCCTACCAGTGATATACATACAGCCTTGTACCTGCTGAAAGTATTTACTGGGCAACCTGCCACCTCTTAAATAAGATACCATAGTACCTCCCAAGGGTGACTTGATTTCTAAACCTCCATCGTCACCAATCAAACCATCTGGGCTTGCGCCAGCCTGATAATCATCGTGAAGACAAAAGCCTACTTCCTGAACTTGGTTCCCAGTTTCTAGTATGTATCTATCTCTAGCGTAGGGTTCCAGCTCAGTGCCACGTTGCATGGCGTCAGTTACCTTTACATAGGTGGATTCACCCGTAATGGCCTCTGCTACTAACGCATCAACATAAGCCTTCGCTTGGGTTGACGGTGTTCCTTTTGTTGTAAGTATCTTGGAGAAGTTAGAGGCAGACGGTACTCCCAGCCTAGCCTTTAACCACTCCTGACTACCTTGCTCGCAATCTATTAGTCTCATCGCCCCATTGCCCTTTCGCCATCATCATCATCATAGGCTCTCAATCCACAGATGGATTGAAGACCATACCGTCTGGCGTAGGTAATCGCAGCAGCACCTTCCTGGGGCTTAGGGCTGGCTATAGGTAGAGTGTAGGACTCTTGTATCCACTCACCTGAATCATGCATTAGGATGGTTGTAACGCCCACTCCCCTCTCCGTAGACACAGGGTGCTGTGAAAAGGACAGGAAGTTCTTACTTAGGATTGGCGTAACACAATCAATTATTGACTCAATGTTCGCATACTTTGACTTAAAGAATGGGTTGGATTGGTCTTTCTTAACAGCTTCCATCTCACTCTGAGCCTTTCTAAATGCTGGTGCAAAGTGTTTTAGTGATTCGCTAGTCTTCATTAGTGTATCTCCACATGAGCTTCTTCGGCCTCAGCAATTTCATCCCATGTCGCCCCAACTGCGTCCAAGAAATTCTCTTTACACACGCCCATAAATTGAGCTTGTGAAGCTGCCATAGTCACCATCTGACCGCATACATCAAGAGTGTTTGTTTCTTGCGGCAGCTTTTCTATAGCACTCAACAGAATGCCTTCAATGTCTATCAATGGTTTACTCATATCTCCTCCTAAATGGGTCTGGTAATACTCTCTCTGGCCCCTCGTGAATCTTGGGAACCTTAAATCTATTTCTAACGGGGTTGTCCACCATTGGCCTTCCCCTTGGGGTCTTTAACTTGACCCCGTTGTTAAACAGTACAGTCCTTACACTGTTAGGACTTAACCCTAACTCATCAGCTATGTCAGTACCCTTCATGCCTTTCTTTGCCATAGATATAATCTTTGGGTACAAATCTCTGTGGCCCTTCTTGCTCATTGCTCTTTCTCCAGTGCCTCAGCCGCCATCATTAAAACCGTTTGCAGCTCTTCTGCCGTTACGTTGTCGTCTTGGTCATCCAGTCGCTCATGTAAGTCGAGCAAAAGACGAGCCTTCTGCCTGTTCTCAGTGCTTCCCTGTAGGGCTGAGAGGCAATCTCTAAGTAGGTCAGTGTTGCGAACTGGCCTACATCCGGGCATTTCGTCAAACCGTATTCGTTCTTCTAGTCTTTTCACCAACTCTTTATGCTCGCTCATTGCTCTTTCTCCAGTAAGGTTACGGTGCATCCCTCGCTGACGTAATGAATAGCAAAACTATCCAGATCGAAAAATATCCAAGAGTCACCTGTTGCTACGGGAATGTATTCCACCCGCGCCTTATGACAAAGCGTGTATTGCCCTGTATGAAAATTTACTGAAACTGTATCACCCTTTTTGATTAGTCGAGCCTCGCTCATTGCTCATCCTCCTGTTTCGTTTTGATCTATAGAAAAGACACAAAAGCCTCTTTTGATCCATAGAAAGTTCATCGCTCTACCCGCGCCTCAACAGCCTCCGACATCCTCTGCTCTTCAGCGTATTCTTTGGCGTACTCATCCTGCCACTTTTCTAAAAGACCCTCGCAAGACATATTGTCTAACTCATAAGATAGGTAAGAATGCATACCTTTCTTAATCATGGCGAAGTATCTTATGCTAGCCATCCAGTCGCCATGTACTGCCTTAGTTAGCAATATCTGAGCTTCCTCGCTGCTCTTGATGTGATGATTCATTACCTCATCCAGGAAGTTCTCGTCGTCCTGGCTGAGTATGGTTAGCTCTTCCTCAACATCTTTGTTCTTGATGTTTGCGTAGCCGCATGAATCAATGACGTAATCACTGATGTTTGTTTCGATGTAATATTCTAATCTGCTCATGGTGTTTCCTCCTGTGGAATGTGAATTATTATCGACAATAATATTCTTGTCAACAACTAAAACTCAATTTGTTGAATTATTTTCTCTTCAGTGTTTTCTTCTTCATTATCAAAGACTTGGTCTATCTTGTAGTCCATTGACCTGCCTTCCCTAGAAACAAATTGCAGACTTTGGTGATGATAAAGTCCGACTTTACCCTCCCACCTACCATGTCTTTGCTTGGCTATGATGAGTAGCTGGTCAAAAGTTTTATCAAAATACTCCTGCTCCTTTTCGTCTAATTGACCAAGTTCTTTTAGGGACTCCCGTTTCTTATTCGCCCAGCAGATGACTAGGTTGTCCACCAAATCCACTAGGGCACTTGAACCTTTAACATCAAACTTTGTGGGGATGTATTCCTCCCCGGCGCTCTGGGGCTTTCTGACATGAGAGACTAAATGTATATGGGTGTTTAGATGTTTTGCAGACCAAGCCAGTCGGTTGATAATGTCTGCCTCACCCTCTCGGTTCTCCACACCGATTCCACACTTAGCCAGGGAATCAATCATGATATGGTCACACTCTAATACTTGGCCGCAGTAATTCACAAAGCCTAATATCTTCTCGGTTTTAACTGAGTCAAGTTGGTCATAGATAACAAGATATTCATTAGCTAAGTCCATGAATGTATTAATAAATTCCTGACTTGGCTGGCCCGCTGTCAATCCTGCTGCTTGCTGGCACATCCTCCAAAGAGTTTCCTCTGGCTTCATTTCGAGGGAAGCAATGGCAATCTTTTTGCCTTGACACATTAGCGACAGTGCGACTTGACCTAAAACCATTGATTTCTTGTGACCATTCATGCCAGCCCACAATGTCACTTCACCAGCCCTTATCTTGAAGTGCTGACTAACTTTAGACCATGGTAATAGGTCACCTGAAAGCTCAAGATTCTTTGCCCTTTCGTGTATCTGCTCCCGCCAGAATCCAGCATGGTGTATCTCTTGGGCCTCTGTTTCCCCGATAATTGAGATGTAGGCTTTAAAATCCACGCTATCGGGGACGTTATAGGGAATATTCATATTATTATCTCCCTCGGTTTGAATTCTTTATCTTCTTTTCGGTTCCTTTTCCAAGTCCTAACCGCAGCCTTCCAATCTTTCATTGGACCAGTATTTAGCTGCCAGCCCCTTGCCTCGTAGTAATCACAGAAATGATTGCCGTCAAGGGAGAAGCCTATCTGTCGCGCATAGTCCTCAACTTCACTAGGTTTGGGTCTACTAAATACTTTGGTCTTGGTCTTGGTAATGGTATTGGTAATGGTAGCATTGCCTTCGCTATGCGTTCGCATTGCGTTCGCATTACCACTGGAT